CACAGTGTGGATGCCGTCATGCTCTGCACAAAGCTGGTAGAGCCGCTGGAAAAGCCCGCGCAGAAAGAGTTCACATTTGGCATGACCCGCCGCACCCTGACCGACCGTCAGGTGGCCAATATGGGCACGACAAATCTGCTGATGGAAAGCGCCTACACCTCCGAAAAATACCATCAGGATATGCTGAAACGGCTGTTTGCCTACCAAACCAGCACCGACAGCAAAATAGCAGATATCTCCAAAGGGCTGACGGATGCCGTTATTAAAATGGGCGACCTGCAAGACCAGATAGACGATAACATTACCAGCTGGTTCTTTCCGGGCGTGCCCACAGCTGAAAACGAGCCTGCCGCAAGCTGGACGACCGATACCGCCAAAAAGCAGCACATCGGCGACCTGTACTACGACAAGCTCACCGGTCTGGGCTACCGCTGGGTGCTGGATGGAAGCACCTACAGCTGGGTTGTCATCCGCGACACCGGCGTGGCGAAAGCTCTGGCAGATGCCGCGGCTGCGAAGGCCGCAGCAGACGGAAAGGTGCGCTGCTTTGGTAGCACCCCTGCCCCGCCCTATGACGTGGGTGACATCTGGATGCAAGGCGCTGGCGGCGATATCATGCGCTGCCAGACCGCCCGCCAGTTCGGCAGCTATCAGGCTGCTGACTGGGTGAAAGCGTCTAAGTATACCGATGATACCGCCGCAAATCAGGCAAAGCAAGATGCAGCCGAAGCTGCCAAAACCGCCACGAATTTTCTGGAATATACCCCGCAGAACGGTCTCATCGTCCGGCACGATTCCTTGCCCGGCAAACGAGTACAGATCCTGAACGATGGCATCCGGGTCATGGATGGAAGCAGCATGGTCAACATCCAGTCTGGCAGCATATCCATCACGGACGGCGCAGGCAGCTGTTCTATCCGCAGCGGCGGCATCATCTTCCACGGCATCCGAAACAACAAAATATTTGAATGGCCTTACCAAAAAGATTCTTTCGGAAACCCAATAGGCGAATTTACTGCGCAAACAACAAAAATCGATCTTTCGTCCTATTCGTCTGTGCTGCTGGTCTATGACACGCATAAAGACGGAACATGGTTCGCAAATGGCGGCAGCGCTGGCAGGCTTACGGTCATCCTTCCTGTTAATGGGCAGACGTACTCCTATGCGTATCCATGGAATACGGTACACTGGCGAGAGGTAACAGTATCATATAATGGCATCACTTTTGGAAATGGAAATGAGAGAACGTCCGACTATAAAAATAACGTTATAACTGGCGTGATACATTTGGAAGTTCCTATTTCTGATGGTGTTAAGAAAAACGATAAGGTTTGCCGCCCGTTGGAACTATACGGCTTTATGTAAGGAGAACTATGAAACACTTTAAATTCAAGTGCAGGGTCTGCTCTGATGGGCGGCTGTATGCAGGCGGCTGGTGCCACGAAAGCGTTATTCCAAACCCGCTGCCGCCCGATGAGATTCTTCTGGATGATTTGTCCGGTATCACGCAGGGATTCTACACGGATTATCTCTGGGACGGAGAAAAGCTGATTTATCGTCCGCCCGAACCGCCTGCCGATCCTGTCCCAGCAGTACAGACCGCCGATGACGGCACCGAGGTGACCTACACATGAGAGACTATGCCGCACTGGAAGCGCTCGCCGCCCAAAACCCCCGCCTGAACGATATGCGCATCACAACGCCGACCAAGACGTTCTCCATGCGGTCGGACTTTGGGCTGTGGCTCAAGCGCGGCTCCCCGCAGATCGGCAAGCCAGAAACAGATTCCGAACTGGTAGAAGTGCCCGGGGCAGACTTTCTGCTGGATCTGACCCGCGCCGTAGATGGCAGCGTACACTACAAAAAGCGGAAGATCTCGATGGAGTTTGTCTGCGACCGCCCGAAAACGCAGTGGGCTTTCATCCGCTCCCGGCTGGAAGTGCTGCTGCAGGGGCAGTGGCTGCACTTCTATTTTGTGCGGGACGGCGAAGTCTGGGCGGGGCAGCCGGACGTGGATATGACCCCCGGAGAGTACAAAGCTGACGTGAAGATCACCGCGACCTGCGACCCGTGGCCAAAAGATCATTACTTTATTCTGGACGCTTCCAAGCTGGATACAGACAAAATTGCATAAGGAGGATACATGGGTTATCAGAAACAGAATTTCGTTTCAGGTCAAGTGCTGAACAGCGCTCACCTGAACCACATCGAGAACGGCATTGTGGAGGTCGAATCTGCCGCCAACGCAACGAAAACCGTTGTCGATAATATCATCGACCCCACCCTCTCCGTCGAGGGCAAGGCTGCGGATGCGAAAGCTACTGGTGATGCGATTCAGGGCGTGAAGGATGACCTTGCCGCCGAGACCGCTCGCGCACAGGCAGCGGAAAAAGCCAACGCTGACAACATCGCGGCTGAGGCCGAGCGCGCACAAACCGCAGAAAGCGCCCTATCTACTAAAATCACGGAAGAGACGGAGCGGGCAAAGGCGGCAGAACAGGCGAACGCGGAAGGAATTACCGCCGAAGCATCCCGCGCCAAGGGTGAGGAGCAGCGCTTGGACACTGCCATTGCCGCCGAAAAGACCCGCGCGGAACAGGCAGAGCAAGCGCTGGACACGCGCACCGCAGCTCTCGAATCCTGCGGATTTGTCGTGGTTGACGGCAAAGTCTGCATGAAATATCGCAAATCCTGAAAGGAGTAACACATGGCTGAAAACGAAATTAGCACGCAGGTGACTGCCACTGATGTGACAGAGCCTATCTATCTGGACGAGACCGCAAAAGACAACGGCAGAAAGCTTGACCAGATGACCGCCGCCTTGCTGGGTATGTCCAGCTCGCTGGGCGTGATCGCGCGGGCACAGACCGGCGTGGTGGAGGAGATGGACTATAACGGCATCAAGGCCGTGGTGGCTGCCGGTAACGCACCGGCGGTTTTTCCGGTCGGCACCCAGCTGGTGAACACCTACACCGGCAAGGACGGCAAAACCTACGACTGCCCGTGGGACGTGGTGCAGCCGGATGATATCGCAGAGGGCGAGACCGGCACCACCGCACCCGCAATGGTGCTGCAGATGCACTACGCATCTCTGGAGGATATCCAGTTTTCTGCGTATCAGGCTTTTTATGTGGTGCAAGAATCCGGCCTTGCTGCTGGTACCTACAACGTCATTATGGGGCTTGACTGGGGCACCAACGTCGTAAACGGCGGCGCCTACCAGTTTACCCTGACCAAGAACGCCCCCGCAGGCGCACGCCTGACCGGCTTCTACGGCGCACCGGATACCGCGCCTACCAGCTGGAAAGTTTACGTCTACAAGGATCAGCAGAAGTCCGAACTGCTGGAAACCTGCAACGTCTCTGCCGGTACGGATGGCATGAACCTCGGCACTTTCCTTGCTAAGCCCAACGGCAAGCTGAACGGCTTGCACGCCGTTGGCTACGGTGACAACCGGTGGTATAAGTCCGCATACCGCCAGTACCTCAACAGCGACCTGCCTGCAAAGCAGTGGTGGCAGCCGCAGGACGAGTGGGACATGAAGCCCGATCAGGCGGACACCGTGCCCGGCTTTCTCGCTGGCTTCTCCGACGACTTCAAGAACGCCCTGACCCGCGTAAAGGTCGTGACCTACGGCAACATTGTCATCGATGACGGCAGCGCTGTGGTGACCTATGACAAGATTTTCCTGCCCTCGCTGCAGGAGATCTACTGCTCGCCGCAGGTGTCTGGCGATGGTACCTATTGGCCGTACTGGAAGGAGCGAACCGGCGCAAAGACCCCGCAGACTCCGTGGAAAGCATACCCGCTGCGTATCACCCGCGACCTTGCACAGCGCACTGTGGGCCGCAATGTGCGGCTGCGCTCTGCGTCTCGTAGCAACGGTGACAATGCCTTCAGCGTGACCTCCAGCGGCGGCGTCAACGACTGGTCCGCGATCTTCGCGCAGCGATGCGCCCCGTCTTGCAAAATGACCACGTTAGGCTAAGGAGGATACTATGGAGATTATTCACAACACCGGAAGCATCAAGACCCGGCAGGAAGAAGAAAACCGCGCAGCAGACCTTGCCAACGCCGTTGCAAAGGTAGAGTTCCTCTGCCTTTTGGAGGGCGTGCCGGTAGAGGAAAACAACGCAGAACAGGAGGGCGCATACCATGCGTGAGCACAGCAACGGTTATTTTCTGGCAAAGAAAAACTACGACAGCGGGATGTGGAGCAAAGCCATGCTGCAAATGCTGGTAGCCCGCGACCGCCTGACCGCAACGGAATATGAGGAAATCACGGGGGAAGTGTATGCCTAATATCATCATGGACGTTTCCCGCTGGCAAGGGCGCATCGACTGGAACAAGGTCAAGGCAAGCGGCCTTGTCTCCGGCGTGATGCTGCGTGCACTGGGTAACAGCGCAGAGGACAATCCCAGTGAGCCGTACATCGACCCCGACTTTGAGCGCAACTACGCCGAGTGCCAGCGGCTGGGCATCCCCTGCGGCGCGTACTACTACTGCAAAGCGGTCAACACAGCAGAGGCTGACGCAGAACTTGCCCTGCTGCGCAAGGTGCTGACCGGCAAAACCGTGCAGCTGCCCGTTGCGGTGGACATTGAGGACAAGTATGTGCAAGCACCGCTCGACAAGCAGACCCTGACGGACATTGCCGCCCATGCGCTGGGCACTGTGGAGCGCTGGGGCTTTTACGCCATGCTGTACACCGGGCTGTACTTTGGCCGTGATAACCTGTACATGACCGGCGCTGCACTCAAGCCTTATGACGTGTGGCTGGCAGCCTACCGCAGCAAGAAGCCTGAACCGGGCTGGCCGTTCGGCTTGTGGCAGTACACCAGCAAGGGCAAGATTCCCGGTGTTGTGGACGCGATACCGGGCAAGATTTCCGGCGTGGACTTGTCTGTGCCCTACAAGGACTACGCTAAAATCATCGCAAAGAAGGGTCTGACCCGTCTTCGGGAGGGCAAATGAGCGAATCAATCATCGTAGCGATCATCACCGGCGGTCTGAGCCTGATCGGCGCGATCGTCTCCAACAACCGCACCGCACAGAGCATGGACGCCAAGCTGGACAAGCAGCAGGCTGTTACCGAAACCAAGCTGGAAGAGCTGACCCGCGAAGTGCGGGCGCACAACAACTTTGCCCAGCGCATCCCGGTGCTGGAAGAACAAATCAAGGTTGCAAACCACCGCATCGAAGACCTCGAAAAAGAGAGAGGAGAGTAACACATGGAAACCATTCTTAACACAATTCTCACCCCGTTGCCCGCGTGGCTGGCGCTGGTGCTCATCGTTGTGGGCACTGTGTCGCTTGTGCTGGGGCTTATCCGTCTGGGCTACGGCGCGGCGGTCAGGACGCTTGTGCTTGACCTGATCGACCAGGCAGAGCGTGAGATTCAGGGCACCAAGCGCGGCGCAGAGCGCAAGTCGTGGTGTGTCAAGATGCTGCGCCACTATCTGGACAACAGCCGGTGGGGCAGGCTTGTCTCGTGGGCAATCACCGAAGAGACCATGAGCAAGGTCATCCAGTTTTTCTTTGACCGGGCAAGAGCAGCCCTGCAAAAGCAATAAGGAGGATATCATGGCAAGCACTACATACCGTCATCTCGGTGACGCCACCGGGATGTACGCCGCACAAGAACAATTTCGGGACATCACGAAAATGGTCTGCGATTTTGTTGGCCTTAACAAAATCGACCATTTTGCCGTCATTGTCAATATGGTGCGCAACGCCGGACAGCTTCCGCAGCCCTTCTGGCTCGGTGCTGCCTGTGGCGGCGGCTCGTGTAGTGCTGCCCGCTGCGCTGCAAGGACTTGACCGACAGCAGATGACCGCCGCCATCAAAAGCGCACCGCTTGGGAGGGTAGACCGTAAGATAGCCTTACTGCGGTACGTTGAGCGGCTCCCGCTGCCGGACATTGCAGCACAGACACATTACAGTCGGACGGCGATAGGCTACCGACTGAAAGGCATTGAAAAAATGCTGAGTGCGTGATATAATAGTTTCGTCTAGGGATTAGTTTTGAGCTTTTGCTCTGACAATTCAAAAGCGGCATGCTTTCGGGCTTGCCGCTTTTCTTTTTGTGCGGTTCCGCTCTTGATTTTAGACTTTGCCGTTTTGGCGGCATAAAAAATCCCCTGCTTTGCCAAAGCCCTACGTTCCACGCGGGATACTTTGTAGGCAAAGTGGGGGATTTTTTGTTTTACAGCAGCTTATAGTGCTCAGCCAACAAAAAGCGGACGTATGCCGGGCAGTCCCGGCTTCCGGCACACCAGTTCTGCACCGTGCGCAGCGGGATGCCCGCGCATCTTGCAAAAGCGGTCTGCGACATTCCGGTGCGGGAGATCAGATCCCGCATGGGCAGGTGTGCCAGATCCCAGATGATAGACAGCCGCTCCTTTTCGGCGTCCAGGTCGATACAGCCGGAAGCGCCATCCTCGGCGCTGAGCGTCACGTTATTCAAAAAAATCTCCTTTACGGCTCGCGGATTGCTTGCCATAATAAAAAGTTCAGCGTTGCTATACATGGTATACTCCTTTCAAACGCGGTCTTTCACGGACAGGCTGATTTTGCGCACAAAGCCATCAGGGAACTTCTCGCCGCTCCAGAGAGAACCCAGCTCTCCATCGCCGCCGTTGTCGCGGGGATACTCATAGAAGGCGGTCATGCTCAGACCATCGTTGACGCGGCGCAGCTTCACGATGCGGTCGGGAGCAAGCGCGATTTCCCGGGTAAGCTTGCCGTTTTTGTCCAGTGCATCCTCGCACAGCCACTGAAGCGCCGAGATAAACTCGTCCATCGTGATGGTAGAGTGGGCAGCCCAGTCTTTAAAAATGCGGCTGTCGCCTGCAAGAACGATCTTCTTTTTAGTCTCAAAGCTGGTCATGGTAGCTATTTCCTTTTTTTGTGCGATTTTGGTTTCCTTTACTGTCTATAATATACACCCATTGGGTGCAAAAGTCAAGCTTTTTTCAAAAATATTATACCCGATGAACGTATTTTTGCCCACGCTGCCCTTTTGCAGTGTGGGCGCTTTTTTGTCCTTCGTTGTACCTTCGTTGTCTCTCCCGGTGTGGCATTCTGGTACGATAAACGCAAAAGGAGGAGCGCTCATGTGGCACAAGTTCAACCCAAACCCGCGCGGCAGCAGCGTCGGTGACTGTGCAGTGCGAGCCGTTGCAGCTGCCACCGGGCAAAGCTGGGAGCAGGCATACATAGGGCTTGCGATGATGGGCTACGCACTGGGCGACATGCCAAGCGCCAACCGCACATGGGGCGCGTACCTCCAAAAGCGCGGATTTAAGCGCCGCCTTGTCGAGGCAGACTGCTCCACCTGCTACACCGTGGAGGATTTTGCAAGGGAGTACCCGCGCGGGATCTATGTTCTTGGCTGCTCTGGTCACGTTCTGGCTGTTGTCAATGGCGAGTGGCTGGACAGCTGGGACAGTGGCGCAGAGTGCCCGATTTATTACTGGTACAAGGAGGACTAAGCGATGCCGATTTATAACGGATACCCGCAGACGTACTACCAACAGCCACAGGGGCAGTTGGAACAACTCCGAGCGGCGCAATACCAGCCTCAGCCTGTCATGATGCCGACAATGCAGGCACAGGCCGCACCGGCTGATAGCGGCTTTATATGGGTGCAGGGCGAGGCTGCAGCGCGTGGATATTTGGTTGCAAACGGAAGCCGGGTGCTTTTGCTTGATGCCGATGCCGATACATTTTACATAAAAGAGGTGGGGCAGGACGGCAGGCCGTTCCCTCTGCGCATCTACGACTACAAAGAACGATCCAGCGCCCCCAAAGCGTCGATTGCGGCCACGCAGGCCGCAGGCGGGGAGTATGTTACTCGTAAAGAGTTTGACGCGTTAGCGGCAAAGCTGGCGGCGCTGGAAAAGCAAGAAGTACCAGAGCCAAAACAGGAGGGTTAAGCAATGGGCAGCAGCTTGTATAATTCGATGGGCCGACAAACCCAGAACCCTATTGGCGGGCAGTTTCAACAGTTTATGGGCCAGATGCAGGGCAAGAACCCGCAAGAGATGATAAACCAGATGCTCACCTCCGGCCAGCTCTCACAGCAGCAGCTCAACGCCATCCAGCAGAGAGCGCAGCAGATTGCCCCGATGCTTAACGGCATGAAAAATATGTTTGGATTCTAAAATGCGGCCGCATTTAGAATAAATGTTTCAAAAAACACGAAAGGAGCAAGATTATGTCTTTATCTTCCGATAGTGCAGTCCTGACCATGCCGGTGCAGCCTGCCAACAACAGCTATAACAATGGTTGTAATGGCTGGGGCGGCGACTGGATGGGCTGGATCGTCCTCTTTCTGATCTTTGGCATGTTCGGATGGGGCGGCATGGGCGGCTTTGGCTGGGGCGGCGGTATGGGCGGTGCTTCGCCTTATATGACCAGCGCAGTGACCCAGGCAGACCTGCAGCGCGGCTTCGACAACCAGAGCGTCATGAACAAGTTGAACGGTCTGGAAAGCGGCCTGTGCGACGGTTTCTATGCCATGAACACCGGGATGCTTCAGGGCTTCAACGGCGTGCAGCAGGGCCTGAACGGCGTCACCAACGCCATGCAGCAGGGCTTCAACAGCACCAACGTTGCGCTGATGCAGGGGCAGAATGCTCTGGCTACACAGCTGGCAGACTGCTGCTGCAAGACCCAGACCGCCATTCAGGGAGTCAACTACAATTTGGCCACGCAGGAGTGCGACACCCGGAACCAGATGCAGCAGGGCTTCTGCGCAACGCAGAACACCATGAACAACAACACCCGGGACATCATCGAGAATCAGAACAGCAACACCCGCGCGGTGCTCGACTTCCTGACCAATGATAAGATTGCCACCCTGCAGAGCGAGAACAACGAGCTGCGCCGGGCTGCTTCTCAGGATCGCCAGAGCGCGTTCCTGACCACCGCAATGAACGCGCAGACCAACCAGATCATCGGGACTCTGCAGCAGAAAGCTCCCGTGCCTGCCTATCAGGTGCCCAACCCCAACGCCATTTACTATGGCTGTGGGACCGGCTGCGGCAGCTGCGCCTAACCGAATAACGGCAACTGACTACAATTTGTAGCCTGTTCAGCCCCTGAGCTGATTTTGCAAACCAGAGCGCCGGGGCAGTAGTCCCGGCGTTTTTATTATGAAAGGAGCATTCAAATGACCGTAACAGACTTGAAGCAGCAGTTTGTTGACCATTTGGCCAGCATGGACAAAAACAAAATGAGCATGACGGATCTGAGTTTATACAGTTCTATTTTGCATACTTTGATAGACACAGAACGACCGGACTTTTCAGCTTCCTGCATGGAAGTGCTGAAAAACATCTACGCAAGTAAAGCGGGGGTCTGTGCAGAAAAGGAGGACGCGAATAATGGCTGAATTTACCTCTATCACAATCCAGACCGTGGCAGCCGGCCAGAATCTTCCCTTGACTGAAACCGCTATCAAGGGGTCAAACTGCATCAACCATCGCGCAGGCGCTGGCAATGTGACGTTGCGTGGACTTACGAACCAGTGCAAGGCACTGTTCAAAGTGAGTTTTGGCGGCAACATCGCCATCCCTACCGGAGGCACTGTGGGCGCTATCTCTGTGGCGCTGGCTGTCGGCGGCGAAGCGCTCAACAGCGCCACCGCAATCGTCACCCCGGCGGCAGTCGAAAATTACTTCAACGTTTTCGTGGCCGCTTTCATCGAGGTGCCGCGCGGCTGCTGCGTTACTGTGGCGCTCAAAAACACCAGCACGCAGGCAATCAGCATTGCAAACAGCAATCTGATCGTTGAGCGGGTAGCATAAGAAAGGAGATAAAGTCATGCTGGATAAATTGAATCATCTGAAAGATGAGATGTGCGAAGAGCTCATGGAGCTGACCGACAAAAAGAATCGATCCCCTGGCGATGTTGAGATGATCGGCGAGATCGTGGATATCATTCTGGACATCCACCGCATCAAGGATTATTGCGAGGGTGGCGAGTACAGCCGTGCGGGCGAGTGGGAAGCTGACATGCGCGGATCCTTCAGCCGCGACGCCGGAAACGGTTACAACCGGGGCAACAGCTACGCCAACCGCGGTCGGCATTATGTTCGCGGTCACTACTCACGCGGCGATGGCCGTGAGCGCATGATCTCCGACATCGAGGACATGATGCAGGAAGCCACCGGTGCAGAGCGTGACGCATACAAGCGAGCCGCTGACATCTTGCGCAACGCATAAGAAAGGGGGCGGCAGGCATGGATATCGTGGAGATCAACGAACACATCCGCAAACTGAAATGCGAAGAAACGAACTGGCAGAGCGTGGAAAAGCTTGCCGCCCTCTGCACTGTGCGGGACGAGCTGGAAGAAGCACACGCACCTGAAACGCAGACCCAGGCATTGCCGCCCGCGACTTATGCGGCGGCGTACTCCACAGCAGCGGAACCACAAAGCGACTTTGTGGCGGCTGCCAGCTCTGTTCCTTTCGGCGGTCTGATGCAGGTGCTCGACAGACACATGAACGCAATAAAGCTGGTGTACCCGAAAGAGTATGAGCTAGTAATGCGGAAGATTGTCTCTTTGTCTGAGTGA